TCATGACCTTCGGCATGCAGGCCAAGGAGCTGCAGAGCGTTGTCGACCTGATGGCGACCGCGGTCAACAACTCCAACGCCGACATCGAGCAGCTGGCCAACTCGCTGAGCTACGCAGGCCCGGCGGCGAAGACCGCAGGCTTCTCTATTCAGGACACCACGGCGGCCATCGAGACGATGGCGAACTCGGGCATCAAGGGTTCGCGCTCCGGCTCGGCGCTGCGCCGCATGTTCACCAGCTTGCTGAACCCTACCAAGAAGGGTGCCGAGGTCATCCAGAAATACGGCCTCGACATCCTCGACGCGGAGGGCAACACCCGCTCGCTGACCAACATCATCAATCAGATGAGCAACGCCTTCAAAGATCTGCCCGGGCCTGAGCGGCTGGCTGCGATCACCAACCTGGTTGGCGTGTACGCTTCCTCCGCGGTAACTGGTCTGGTGGACAACGCGAGCCAGTACAACCAGTTTGCCGAGCAGAACCAGAACGTGGCCGGCGCCGGCGACCGGATGGAAAAGATCATCTCGGACAACCTCAAGTTCGACTGGAAAGAGATGCTGTCCAGCCTTGAGGAAGTCCAGCTGCAGGCGTTCAGCTCTCTGGATGGGAAGCTGCGCCTGGCTACCGCGCAGATGTCCAAGTACGTGCTGGACATGATGGAGCCGTACAAGGAAGGAACCGACATCACCGGCCTGGATCGTCTGTTGGTGCAGGCGCAAACCACGGCTGAAGCGTTTGCCCGTGTCGTAGCTGGCATCGTGGCCTACAAGTTTGCCAGCGGCAGTGTCTTCGCGGCTTTCTCTGCTGACGCCAAGGGTGCGGCAGAACGGCTGACGCTGGTCTCGGATCGCCTAAAAAGCACCTCGGCGAATTACCAGATCATGGGCATGGCCACGAGCGTGGCGCGCACCAACACCGAGATGCTCAACGCCACGATCGGCCGCTCGGTCGGCATAATGGGGGGAGTGACTGCGGCCTCGGCTACAGCAGCAGCAGGGTTGGCTCGGTTCGCCGCCGCTGCAGGCTTGGTGATGCGCGCGCTGGGCTGGGTAGGCCTGATCTACGGCATCGGCTCTGCGATCTGGGAGGTGTTCAGCACCAACACAGATGACGAAGTGTTGAAGCACCGGGATTCGGTGGACGACGTCAAGAGCAGCTATGACAAGCTGAAACAGTCGATTGAAGAGACTGGGCTGGCGCGCCAGCGTGCGGCCCTGAAAGAGCAGATCAAGGCTGATAAGCAGGGGTCTACTGACCTTTCCTCGCAGATCGCCAAGCAGGTCAACCTGATCAACAACGCGCGCGGTGCTGGCGTCTCCGAGGAGAACCTAGCGCCTCTTGAAAAGCGTCTTGAAAGTCTGCGCGGCCTGGTAGGCACCTACGACCAAAAGGTCAAAGATTCCGAAGAGTCGCTGTCCAAGCTCGGCACCACCACAAACGACTACTCGACCGAGGCTGATTACCAAGCGCGGCGGATCGAGAAACTGATCGGCCTGACCAATGATCTGACCCTCGCTCAGGCGAAACTCGAGCAGAGCCAGAGCCGCAGCGGCATCGGGTTCAGCAACCTCGCGCTGGCGCAAAACGTCGGCAGGCTGACGCAGGAAAAAGCGCTGGCACAACGGCAGGTCGAACTCGGCACCGGCCAGCTGCTGCGCACCCAGAGCAACGTCCGCCCATTCTCCGAGACGATCAGCAGCCTGGAAGATGACGCCAAAAAAGCGGCCGACGCCAAGGTCTACAAAGACGTCACCTCGAATGCCCAACAGTTGCTCGACGTCGAGAACAAGATCACCGAGGCCAAGGCTGCGCAGGCCAAGCTCATTCAGCAGGACAAGGATGCGATCGCCGCAGGCAATACGGACATGCGCCCTGGTCTGCAGCTTGCTGAGGTGTCGGTAAGAACCATCGCCAAACTGGAAGCCGACCGAGCCAAAATCCAGGAGAAGGTCACCGACGAAGAAAACAAACTCGTCGAGGCGCGCCAAGCAGCGGCCGCGGTAACCCGCAGCGATCCGGAGAACATGGCGGCGTACCAGAAGCAGGCTGCGGACATCGCCGCGAAGATCAAAGCGGCGGAGAACCCCGGCGACGGCAAGGCCATGGACGTCAAAGCCGTCACGGAGCTGTACAAGGATCAGGCCAAGGTTCTTGGGCAGATCAAAGGGCTGGAATCGAAGAGCACCAAAGCCAGCGACAAGGCTGGCCGCAAGGATGACCGCCAAGCTTCCGAAGACCTGCGCACCTACACCGCGCTGGCCAAAAAATTCGATGAGGCCAGCTATGCCCAGCTTGAACTGCAGAAGGGCACCGAAGCCATGCAGCGGCTGCGCGCGGCCGGCACCATCACCATGGATCAGGAGAACAAGGCACTTGGCGAGCTGAACCTGACTCACTACAAGGCCATCCTCGCGCTGGACAAAGAGGCGACGGCGCTGGAGAAACTGCGAGACTCCTACGCCAACTCGCCATTCGGCGCCGCTGCCAACGATCTGGCTGTCCTGCAAAAAGGCCTGAATGACGGCAAGGTCAGCCTTGAAGAATTCAACCGGATCTACGGCCAGATCCGCAGTAAACAGCTGGATCAGGCCACTTCTGGGCTGCCTGAAGCGAACCTGCAGGTTGGTGATGCCTCAAGCTCGCCGTTTACCGACTGGGTATCCACTGAGGTTGAGCGGGCCAAGGGTCTGGGTGAGTTCGACAAGCGCCAGAAAGAGCTGGAGACCAGCCTTGAAATTCAGCAGGCTGCCAACCAGCGCGAACGCGACATGCAGATGGAGCAGCTCAACGCCAAGAAGCTGGCGGCCGAGGCTCACTCCACTGAGATGTTGCGCATCGAGCAGACCTATCAGGATCAGAAGTCGGCTATCGAGCGTACCGCGGGTGAGCAGCAGGCGGCTGTAGCAGCAAGCCAGGCCAAGTACACCGAGCAGATGGCGACCATGGCGATGATGTCGGCCATGGGCTCGCTGTCCAACATCCTCGGCACGTTCGCCAGCGCGGCAGAGGATGCCACAGCCGGCCAGAAGGCCGCGTTCATCGCACAGAAGGCGATCGCGATCGCCCAGATCATCATGTACACCGAGCTGGCCGCTGCGCAGGCCATGGCGCTGTCGGGTAACCCGATGGTTGTTGGTATCCCTCTGGCTACCTTCATCCGCGCCACCGGTTATGCCAACGCCGGTTTGGTGGCTGCTCTGGCCATTGGTGAAGTTGCCAGCGGTGGCAAGTCCAGCAGCGGTAGCGGCACCACGATGTATGACACCGGAGGCTATATCCCGTATAACCGAACCGGGATCGTCGGCGAATATGGCCCTGAGCTGGTAACCGGCCCAGCGCACGTTACAGGCCGAGGGAACAGCGCCTCGAAGATCAATCAGGCAGGCAGCGGCGGGAACGTCTACCAGATCACCTTGGCCCCGGTAATTTCCGTAGGAATGGATGGCGGTGCAGGCGATTCCAGCAAGGCCAGCCGAGAGGTTGCGGATACGGTGAAAACCGTAGTCATCCAAGTAATGCAAGAGCAGATCAGGCCTCAAGGGCTGCTGGATAACTGGATCAGATCAAGGGAATAATTTTTATGGCAGGGACATTTCCACCGCCAAGTCAGCCAAATTTTCCGGCACCGGACTGGGGCTTTGCCCAGTCACCGGAGGCCAACGTCGACGTCCAAAAGCTGGGGGACGGATACGAGTCGAGGGAATCAGTCGGGCTGAACTCCATTCGCGAAACTTTCCCTGTCAAATACTCAACGCTGGACAAGGGGGTGGGCCAGGCGGCCTACGACTACCTCAAGCCAAAACTGAACAAGGAGAGTGTGACTTGGGTACACCCGGTCACCGGCGTGACCTACAAGGTCATACCCGAGTCCCTCAGCCTGACCTATGACACATGGAACAACGAAGTGCTGGAGATCACCTTCCGCCAAGACTTCAACCCGGGTTAAGGACTGACTCATGGAAATGATTGCAACGGACGCCCAGCGGCTGGTAAAGGAACCCAAAATCGTTCTCTTCGAGATCGACGCACGGGCCTACGGCGACACAGTGCTGCGCTTCACCCCAGTGGTAGATGGGAGTAACTGGGATGTGCAGTTCGGGGGCAACATCTATCGCAGGCTGCCCATCACAGCATCCGGCTTTACATGGAATGGCACCGGGACGGCGCCGCGACCTTCGATCAGCCTGGCTGCGCAGGATCTGGTATTCCTCAGCCTGATCGTAAACGGCGATGACCTTATCGGCTGCCCTGTGCGCCGCATCCGAACCTACCGAAAATACCTCGACGACGGCGACAGCCCAAACCCTTCTGCGACTTTCCCGATCGACCATTTCGTCATTGAGAAAAAGACCAAACAGGTCAGGAAGCAGCTGTCGTTTGAACTGTCCACGCCTATCGACCAACAGGGCAGGAAGATTCCTGCTCGACAAGTAATCCGCGATACCTGCCTCAACCGGTTCCGCTACTGGGCCAATGGCCGCTGGAACTATGACGGTGTGACCTGCCCATACGCTGGCGCAGCGATGTTCGAACCAAATGGCGATCCGACTTCAGACCCAACTAAAGCAAAGTGCGGTAAGCGACTGAGCGACTGTGAAAAACATTTCGGTGTTGGCGCTGTGCTACCAATATTTGCCTTCCCCGGTGTCGGGCGGATAAGCTAGCGCAATCAGGGAGATTCAGCATGCTTCAGTTCTATCCAGAACATCTCGAACAGATCCGCGCTGAGGCATTGGAAGCCTACCCAGAAGAAGGGGCTTGGCTCATCACCAAGGCCGGGTGTCGCCGAGTTCCTAACAACGCGGAAGACCCGGAGAATTTCTTCGACATCTCCCAAAGCGAGATCAAGAAAGCCCGAAAAGAAGGGCTTCTTGCCGTCGTGCATAGCCACACCAACGGCAATGAGTACCCCAGTGAAATGGACATGCAGTACCAGATCAACACGGCAGTGCCGTGGGGGCTTCTGGCCTGTGACGGCGTCAACTCGACAGGCATCACCTGGTGGGGCGGGCGCGGCGAAGGCAACACCGAGGATCTGCTCAATCGCACGTTCTGCCACGGGGTTACCGATTGTTACGCGCTGGTGCGTGACTACTACGACCAGAAGTTCGATATCCAGCTGCCGGAGATGCCGCGCGAGTGGAAATGGTGGGAGACCAACGAGACGTTCATGCCTGACGGTCTCGAGCAAACAGGGTTCAGCCGTGTCCGAGATGAGCCGAAGCCCGGCGATATCTGGCTGGCCAGCATCGGTGTGCGCACCGGAGCGATCACCCATTGCGGAATCCTTCTGGAAGACGGCCTCACCATCCACCACCCGGGCAGCGGCGCCCCGGTCAGCCAGCGCAAGGCTGTGATCGAACCCATCTACCGTTACATCAGCATGATTTCAATGTGGGTAAGGCACAAGGATCGAGCATGAAAACCATTTACCTCCATGGATCGGCGGCGCAGTTCGGCGACAAGTTCGAGCTGGATATCAAGACCCCTCGCGAAGCCCTACACGCGCTTGCTGTGCAGATTGAGGGTTTCCGCAGCATGGTCAGGGACGGGGAGTGGTTCATGTTCCGCGGCCCTCTCGAGAATGAAGCTGACGACGATGAAGAAAGCATCGATCTAGCCCTCGGCGATGTTGACGAAATCCACCTGATGCCGGCTATCCGCGGCGCGGGCGGTGGCAACGGAGGCATGTTCTCGATCATCCTGGGGATCGTGGCTATTGTGGCTGCGCCGTTCACCGGTGGTGCCTCTCTTGCGATGTACGCGGCAGGCGCAGGTCTTATCGTGGGCGGCCTTATCCAGATGACCATGAAGGTGCCTGGCGTCAGCGACACTTCTAACTCCACGGCTGACAGCAAAGCGTCGTTCCTCTTCCAAGGGCCACGAAATCAATCCACTCAAGGGGTGGCCGTGCCGCGCGGCTATGGCCGCATCCGCACCGGCAGCATCGTGATCAGCGCAGGACTATACGCGGAGCGTATCCTTTGACGGCTCAACAGAAAATCAGCTGGGAATCTCCGCACCAAAAGTGGCCTTCGGAGTCTTTGGCTTACCCGCAACCAGAGCTGATCAAAGGCGCTGGCGGCGGTGGCGGGGACACCGGGCAGGCCCACACCCCGGTGGAGGCCCCCAACACGCTGCAGAGCGTGATCAAGGGCCGTATCCTTGACCTGATTGCCTACGGGCCGGTCTACGGCCTGGTGGACGGCCTGAAGTCCGTGTATCTGGACAAGACCCCGGTGATGAACGCTGACGGGTCGTACAACTTCTCCGGCTGCAAGCTGACCACACGGGAAGGCTACCCATGGCAGACGCCGATTGAAGGATTCCCCGCGGTAGAAACCACTTTCGAGATCAACTCCGAGGTGCTGTTCGCCACCCCCGTTATTCGCTCGGTCAGCAACAATAACGCGGACGCTGCCCTGGTGACCATTCAGGTCGCCGCGCTGTGGGAGCAGCAGACCAATGGTGACACCGTCGGCTACAGGGTCGGCGTTGCGATCGACGTCAGAACCAACGGCGGTGCATGGAACACCATGGCTGCTGAGGAGATCGCGGGTAAAACTACCTCGCCATTCCCGGTCACCTACCGCGTCCCCCTATATGGCGACGGCCCGTTTGATATCCGGGTGCGCCGCTACGCACCTGAGAGCACTGTCAACAACAAGCAGGACAAGATCACCTGGACGCTGCTGACTGAAGTGATCGACAAGCGTCTCAGCTATCCGAACATGGCCATGGTGGGGATCGAGATCGACTCCAAGCTGTTTGGGTCGTCGATCCCTGAGCGCAGCTATGACATGAAGCTGTCGATCATCAGCGTGCCAAGCAACTATGACCCCTTGACCCGGGTATACACCGGCATCTGGGATGGTACGTTCAAGCAGGCTTGGTCAGACAACCCGGCGTGGTGCTACTACGACCTCGCCACGCATCCGGTGATCGGAGCGGGCCTTGGCGACGTTGATAAGTGGATGATCTACCGCATCGGCCAATACTGCGACCAGCTTGTGCCGGACGGCTACGGCGGCATGGAGCCGCGATTCACCTGCAACACCGTGTTCGCTGAGCAGGAAGACGCCATTGTTGCGCTGAACACTTTCGCCAGCTGCTTCCGCGGCATGGCCTACTGGGGAACCAACACGATGGTGGCGGTGGCTGACATGCCTACCACCCCTGTGAAGATTGTCGGCCCTGCCAACGTCGTCGACGGTGACTTCGAATACACCGGCACCAGCCTGCGCGAGCGTCACTCAGTGGCTGTGGCAATGTGGAACGACCCGGATGATGAAGGCCGGGCAATCCCGGAAGTTTACGAAGACCCGCTCAGCATCGAGATGTATGGCTGGAAGGAGACCCGGGTCACTGCGGTGGCTTGCAACTCTCGCGGCCAGGCACGCAGGCTGTGCAAGTGGATCCTCTACTCCGAGCGCCAAGAGACCCAGACGGTCAACTACAAGGCTACGCTTGACCACGCGGATGTCCGCCCCGGCGACATCGTGGAGATCGGCGACCCCTACCATCAGGGGGCAAGGATGGTTGGCCGGGTCACGCTGCCTGGCAACAAAATCCTTCAGCTCGATGCGACTCCAGGCCCCGATATTCTGGCTATCACCCAGAACTGGTACCTCAGCGTCCAGATGCCGGATGGAACCATCCCGCGGATACCTGTCAGCTCGTTCAACGGCAATCAGGTGATTCTCAGCCTGACCTTGCCCGACACCCCCATTCCGGGCGCCATGTGGGCGCTAAGCGCCACGGCGCTGGAGCTGCCGCAGTTCCGTATTGTCAGCGTTACTGAGGACGACAGCGGTTCCTACTACAGCATCACCGCCACCGAGTACGACCCGCGCAAGTACGACATTGTCGAGCTGGATCTGGTTCTGCCTGATCGCCCTACCAGCGCCCTTCCAACGGGGCCGATCGCGCCGCCACTGGATCTGTCCTTCCAGGCCTACACGTACTTTGCAGGGGCTACCCGTCACCAAGGGCTGATCATCAGCTGGACGCCACCGAAAGACGTCCGTGTGAACGAGTACATCCTCGATGTCATGGCACCAAATGACGGAGGGTTCCGCACGGCCTACGTCGGTTCTGGCACCTCTTTCGATTTGAAAGACGCCATGGGCGGAGAGTGGACTATTCGCGTGCGCTCTCTGGCATCGGGGATCCCGGGGCCGTGGGTGTCGAGAACTGTGCAGATCGCGATGCTGCTGATGCCTGTTCCTCCTGATTCGATCCTGGTTACCGAAGGCACGTTCTCGATCACACTGACACCCTCCAGTGCGTACCCTGACGCTCTGTGGGAATTCTGGCGCAGCGATGTGCCCCTGTCACAGGACATGATCGAGAGCAACGCCATCAAGTTGCCGATCGGCCAGTACCTGGTCGATACGCCGCTACGCGCCGGACGGACGTATTTCTACTATGTCCGCGGCACCAACCAGTACGGCAAGTCAGCCTGGTATGCGACTCAGGGCACCACCCTGATGGACTTCGATGACATCCTTGAGGCAGTGAAGGACGACATCCTGAACGGTGACCTCTATGAGGAGCTGAACAACATCATCGTGCCGATCGCTACCGACACTGCAACGGCCGTGGTAAACGAAGCCGTGGCTGACCTGCAGGAGCAGATCGACAACCTGCAGGACGCGCTGGCCTACGACAAGGACAAGGACTATGTCAAAAACGCGGTAGTGCGAGAAGGCAGCGTGCTGTACCAATCCATCGCCGAGGTTCCGGCTGCCGCCGACGGCAGCAACGCCCCTCCAAACCCGCTCTACTGGAAGTCGGTAGGCGAGATCCTCGAGGACGCCAACGGCCTGATCGTGCAGGTGCAGCAGAACACCACCGACATCATCAAGGTCGATGACAAGCTGACCTACACGGCGTCCCAGTTGACCAGCCTGCAGGCTGCCTGGCGTGATGATGACGCGGAGGGTGACCTCGACTCTGCGATGGATGCCTACGAGAGCAAAGCGTTCTTCAACCAGCGCATCAAGGTGCTGGCGGAAGAAGATCTGGCCTTGGCCCAGCGCATCACTGACATGGGCGCCGAATTAACCGAGAACATCAATGCCTCGCTGACCATCCTTGAGCAGACCATGGCTACGGCGGATGAGGCGCTGTCTCAGCGCATCATCGAGATGGAAGCTCAGTTCAACGAGGACAATCAGGAAATCCACGCGGCCATTCAGGAAGAGCAAACCGCGCGGGCGAACGCTGACCAGGCGGAGGCTACGGCACGGCAGACGCTGACCACCGAATATAACAACAACAAGGCGGTCGTGCAGCTGACCCTTAACGGCTTGGCCACGCAGGACGCAGC